GTCGTCGTGTTGTGCATCACCTTGAACTTGCGCCCGATGTTGGCCTGGTTCACGGTCGAGGATGAAAGGTACGCATACGCGAACTTCCACGCATCAGCAGGCACCACCGTACCAGTCGCAGTAGAGACGGGGATCCGATCACTCGTCCAAGCCGCAGACGCCACGAATCGCGAATCTCCGTTGAAATCCAGCGTCGTGATCCGGCGCGATCCGTTCCAGGAGGCGCTACCCCCACTGATCGTGCGCGACGCAGCCTGGTCCACGATGAAGATCGCGGGTCCGTCGAACTGATCGAATCCTGTGCCATTGGCCCGGGTCTCCTGGTTGTCCTGGAGGAAGAAGGCCCGGCGGCACAGGTCGTTTCCAAACTGGGCCCCGGTGAAGTTGATGGGCCAGGAGCCCTGGCACACCAGGTTGAAGCTGGCATCCTCGATCTTCGTCGTCTTTCCGGACGAGAACCACAGGACGTACGCCTCCTCCTGCACCGGGTTGTGGACGAACAGGCAGTTCATGAACGGGTCGTACGCAACCTGCACCTCGGAAAGATCGTTGCGCCACTCCCGAACGAACACGCTGTTCAGGTTTCGCAGCTCGTCAAGCTGGCCCTGCATGTCCACGCTCTTCAATCCGTGGCTCGTGACGTAGAAGGCCGCGCTGCCGACCGAGTCCACGGCACGGTGGTTCACTATGCCGTAGCCCTCGTGCATCTCCGTGACCTTGACGTACGGCCCGCTCTTCCGCAGGTGGTACACCTTGTCGCGGCTGATGCCGACCACGTTGCCGCCGACCTTGGAGAAGCAGATCACCTCGTTGCTCGGCACCGTGGGGTTGTACCGGTTGAACGGCGGGAAGAGCTCGGGGCTCATCTCCATCAGGCTCGACCAGCGCATCTCCCCGAGTCCGCGGTGCGGGTCGTCGATGCGATCCTCGTCGCTGGTGGACTCGATGGGGTTCTTGATGCGCGAGACCAGCATCGTGTTCTGGTAGAAGGCTGCCGTGCCGCCGTAGGGCATGTCCTCGTCGAAGACGCTGCGGTCCACGTACGGGCTCTGGTACACCAGCTGCTTGTCCTCCAGTTCGTAGAAGTACATCGCATGCCGGTTCGAGGTGGTCGCCGGGTCGAAGGTACGGCCCGTGCCATTCTTGCAAGTGTGGTAATCCTCGAGCCTCACGACCGCGTCCAGGAACGGGAGACCGGCCACCATCGTGCCGCCGGCATCCTGGATCTTGACGCTGCGGTACGCATACAGCAGGTCGTACTTGCCCGAGTCGTACACGATCTCGATGCCCATGTACTGGTCCTGCTTGACGCTGATGCTGTTGCCGCCCTGGGTCCGCGTCACCACGAAGTCCTCGCTGCGGACCTGGGCCACGGAGCTCAGCGCGCTCCTTCGTCCGGTCTTCGAGTCCACGAGCACGTAGCTGAAGCTGTAGTCGCCCGGCTCGAACTTGCGGGACAGGTACCGGTTCTCGGTGGTGAAGGAACCGACGATGCTCGACACGCAGAAGTCGCTGCAGTCGACGCGGTGCGCGACCACCTTCCACAGGAACTTCTTGCCGTACGGCATCCGGGCCTGGGGCCAGAGGCTTGCAGGCTCGAAGGAGCTGGCGGTGATGTCAGTGGCGACCCGGTGCTCCACGAGGGATCCGCGGCCGTCCTGCACCAGGTACACGTCGAACAACATGTTCGCCGACAGCGAGTCGCCGTCGGTGTAGTACGCGGTCCAGTCCAGCTTCGGCGTCACGCTGACGCTCGTCTGCCGATTCGCCGGCGTGAGCAGCTGGATCACCAGGTTGTCCGCGGTCTTCCCGTCTGGCGTGGCGCTGCAAAGTCCGACCGCAGGGTTCGGATGGCACGATCCCGGGGTGCCCGGGTTGACGGCCGCACCTGCCGCCGGGAAGGTGTCCTGGGGGCAAAGACCGGAGGTCTGATCCGGGAAGTTGTTCTCGTTGGCGTAGGGGTCATCGGAGACCAGCACCACCTGTGCACTTGCCGGCCTATCGTTGTCGACAACCGTGTAGGTGCCTGCGGAGATGCCGCGCTCCGGGCTCGTCAGCACAGGCTGCTTGCCCGGCCCAGGCACGGTCCCGCTTCCAGAGGCGCCCACGATCACCTGGTTCAGGAACACCTTGTCGACGTAGGTCACCGTCAGCTGCGGACGGATCGAGAAGTTGGCCTGGTTCCTGGCCGCCAGGTACACCTTGGGGACCTGGTTGCTGCGGACCACCAGATCGACCTTGTCGGAGTTCGCGTTGTACGTCGAGTTCAGCCCGCCCTGCACCATGGTCTTCAGGTCGACCGTGACCCTGCCGAGGAAGCCCACCCCCACTGGTACCGTGGCGGAGACGCCGGCGTTGTAGTCGCCGCCTGGGGTGGTCCACGCTGCGGCGGACTTGCGGTTGTTCCAGGTGACCTCAGACTCGATCCAGTCGCCGTCGTTGGCGCCGGGATCCGTGAGCGGATTGATGGTGAGTGTGGCAGCAGACACCAGGTCGTTGCCGGACACCGTGAAGTTGAGCTGCGCGCTCTCGACGGTCTTGTTGGCCTCGGCGGCCGTGTTGAACCGGAGCAGAAGGTTGGTGACCGTGCGGACCTCAAGGGTCTGCGCCGTGCCTACGTTGGTGGTGGGCGTCGAGCTCGTGATCGATGCGTCGGCCTCGGCCTCGTAGGTCTTGGACCGGGTGGCCTCGATGTAGAACAGGGCCGGAGAGCGACCACTCGCAAACGTGTACACGAACCGGCCGGCGACCTGCACGTCGAACTGAGCGGACAAACTGACGGCGTCCATCAGCTTGACGCACCTGGTCCACGCCTGGTTCACCGAATCCCAGTAGTCGATGAACACGTCGCAGGTGCTGCTTGCCGGACGACGGGCCCGGTACACGAAGCCGTAGCCGTAGTACTCCGAGCCGATGCGGAAGTCGATCGCCTTGAAGTCCACGATCCGGGAGCCCACGCCGTGGTTGGCCTGGTTCTTCAGCTCGTTCAGGACATGGATCTTCTTGAAGCCGGGGAACGGCTTGAGCCCGCCCTCGCTGCGGCCGTCCACACCCGTGAGCTCCGCAGAGTAGCCACGCTGGACCCCAGGCCTTTCGAGCCTCTTGTCCAGCGTGGTCTCCATCAGGGGGTACGGCCAGTCTGTCTTGATGTCCGGCATGGTTCACCTACCGAAAGTATCGGGCAAAGGAGCCCTGGGCGCAGCGGGTTCGCCCCATGCCCCGATGGGGCACTTGGCCTCCGGCATTCGGGCCTTGACGGTCAGCTCCGCCCGGGCGTTGTTGCCGCAGCCACAGGCCTTGCAGAAGCCGAGGGCGGCGTCGGGCGCGCGCTCGAGCCGGAAGCAGGCGTTGCAAGTCTCCAGCCTCATGCGGTAGGTCTCGTCGTCGACGGGCCCCCTTATGACCTGGCTGACCTCCGCCTTGACCCAGCTCGCCGCCATGTCCAGCAGCGACTGCTTGCGCTCCTCCTCCCGCTGGTGCCGCTGGTCCTGCTCCCAGAGGGCCTGCTTCTTCAGCATCTCCTCGTGTGTGGCTGGATCCTGGTTGGCCTCCTTCGAGGCCCTGGAGAAGAAGGAACATTGCCGGCAGCGCTCCTCGGTGGCGTCGACGCCGCCCATCAAGGGGTGCTTGCAGGTACCGTTGTTATCCCAGAAGCATTTCATGTGACAGTCGCAGTAAGAGACCTGGTGGCCATGCAGTACCTCTCGTTCCAACTTGGCCCGTAACAACGAGAGGCGTTGGTATCGCAGCCCTTGTTGTTGCCAAGCGGGGAGAGTCTTTCGTTGCCACAGTACACGGGGAAGTACGGGGACCCCGACGGGTTGAGCTCGGTGCTGTGGTCCCAAGAGTACTTGGTGCACACAGCCGTCTTGTCCACCGTCTCACACGCATTGGCGTTCGTCACGTTGGTCCCCATGCCCCACTCCACGGTGCCCGTCTGGATACCGAACCCGAGCGTGATGTCGAACGTGGACGCAGGAATCGGATTCGAGAAGGTGGCGCTATTGAACGACGTACCCTTGCCCACGAGCGAGAACTCCGGCAGGCAATGCGGTGTCACAGTGGTCGTGGTCGAGTAGCAGGACCCCCACGGAATGCTCGAGGGGTACGGCCTCTGTCCAGGGCAGTAGCCGTTGGGGCAGCACGGGTTCATCGTGGCGTCATAGACCCGGACGTTAGACACCAGTGCCTGGTCCCTCGGCGTAAACAGCAGCCTCGGCACGAAGCAAGTTCCACCGCAGGGGTTGGGTCCGCAGTACACCGTGATCACCGCGTTCGCACCTGCCTGTGCCGGCTTTCCTCCGTACGCACACGCACCAGGACCGGTGCCTGTCCCGAACACGGTGGCCGTGTAGTTGTGGGTCTCCTCGTACATCTTCTTCCACAGCAGCTCCGGCACGGTCTTGCACTCGCACTCGCAGTCGCCGAGCCCTTGGATGAAGTTGCACTTCTTGCAGTTCCAACCCCTGCACGGATCGGCCAACTGGTAACCCGCGGGGTAGAGCCCAGAATACGGATAGTTGAAGTTGGTGCAGGGGACGGTGCAGTTCAGCAGTCCGTCATAGGTGTTACCACCGGTGTACAGAGGGGGAGGCGTAATCCCCCCGACCACAATCTGGTTGCAGCCCTTGGGGTCAATCGTGCAGTAGCAGTTGGGTAATCCAAGACAGGCAGCCACGTCCTCCTCGCGGCAGCTCCTGCGCGGGAACCCGTACGTGTAGATGTTGGAGACCCGGGTGGCCGAGACCTCACAGACATCCGCCGTGTACCTGGTGAGGTTGGCGTAGGTGGGACCACAGGTGTTGTAGTCGCAGCAGCTGCCGCTCTTGGTCAGCGTGGCCGTGATGGTCCAGGCCGTGTAGCCCAGCTGCATGAACTGACCGCCAGGCCCGATCTCCAGCGTCTGGTTCTGGTAGTACGTGAGCACGATGTCGACCGGGCCCGCAGGCGAGGCGGACCACCAGCTGCAGCACGTCGTACAGGGACCGCAGCAGCAACCAGCCGTGACGATTCCGCTACTCATGGACAGGTGACCTGGAGGGGATTCTGCTCATGGAACCAGTACAGTCCTGCCTCATCGATGTACACGGGCACGATCTCCAGGTTGGGGATTCCCAGCCTCTGGATCACTGCACCCGCCGGGCCGATGTTCCCGCCGTTGTTGGGCACGGTGAACTCGTACTCATTGTACATCGTTCCCGACCGTCCGGCCCCTCCCACCTCGTTAAAGGTGTAAAGCCAGTACTTTCTTCCGTTGGCTGGCACCGTGCTCGGCCCAGCGGCGTTCACGATCTCCGCCTTGAAGACGCTGTGCGACAACCCGTATCCGCAGTCGCAGCCCTTGCCCCCGCCCCCAGGCTCGGTGACTCCGCACGAATCCGCAAGGCACTCGTCGATCCCGTAGTACTGGCCGTTTGGATCCTGCAGGCACTTGCCGCTCACGCACGAGTACCTGAGCCTCTCCTCCGGGCCAACCGGCGGCTCGGTCCCCGGATTGGGAACAGTGGGGGTGGGCGGATTCGAGATCAGGTTGAAGATCATCGCCCCTGGGTCGCCGAGTCCATTCGGGCCCATCAGGAACGTGTTGGTGGCAGGAGACGGCCCGGTCTGTGCCGACGCATCCCCGGGCGACGAGTACGCCGTAGCGCCGATCATCCGCATTCCCGGCACGACCGTGCGGACCTGGAAGCCTTCGATGAACCGCTGCGTGACCGGTCCCGCGAAGCTCGGGAGGATCAACTCGAACTCGCGGTTCGCGTCATTCAGTTGTTCCGGGTTGCCGCTCACGCCAACCGCACCCAGCTAAGGTGCGTGGCCAGATCGGCCGTCGGGAAAGTACCATCCCCGGTTTCGACTTGAATAGTGGCGGTGTGCGACGAAAGGCAGGCCACGCGGAAATTGGGGGCAGAGGCAGCTGTATAGATGGCCGTCAGCGTCAGGGTGACGAACCCGTTGCCGCTCGTCTTAGCGTGGGAGATTCCTGCAACACCATGATCCCGAAGAGTTGCCGTCAAGGCGTAATTACCGTTGTGGTTGGCCACCACTTGAACCGTGATGAGGTATGTGCCCGCACTACCAGGAGCGGCAGTGAGATCAGTCAGAGTTGTATCGCTGTTAGCCGTCAATGCGACGGGGGACGTGAGGACCGTTTGGCCTCTTGTCAAACCGGTGCTTTGAACAAGGCCTGTTGCGTCGGTTCCCAGCAGGTAGCTGGACGGCAGATCGGTGATCTTCACGCCGTCGTTGGCCTCGACCACTCGCTCGAACTGAGCCTTGGTGCCGCTGATCAAGGCGTTGAGCCTGTAGCTATTCGCCGCGCCTCCGCTGTCGCCGAACTCGCAGCCCAGGTCCTTGGTAACGCTGAACCAGTACAGGCCGGCGCCCGTCGCGTGGTTCTGGTTCGACATCGTCGGCTTGATGCTCGTCAGGTTGATCGGGTTTCCAGCCGTCGCTGTTGTCGACACCGTGATGGCGCTGGCCGAGTTCACGGAAAGACCTGCCGAACTCAGAGATCCGGTCGTGGTGATCGGCCCAGTGGCATCGATGGCACCGACCCGAAGTCCTGACCCGTAGATCTCCACCCCCACTGATTGGAATGGGAATGTGCCAAAGAGGGTGCTTCGGATTCCCCCAACCGTTTCACTCAAGAGGTTGGTGAAGGTGAACTCGGGGCGGACGGGGACCATGGTCAGGTCGCGGTTGTTGACCCACATCCTGCCGGTGTTCGTGCACGTGATGATCTCTCCGGCAACGCTGGAGGCGACCGTCGGGGTCGGCGCAGCCGTCGTTGCAGGCGTGAACTTCTTGGGGATGATCGGGCCTTCGATGGTCATGATGTCACTCCGGGAGCTGGATGGCCTGGACCCGCTCGAGCAGGCGGTCCATCTCGTTGACAAGGACGAGGTCGGTGTGCTGGCGCTTGGCGTGGACCAACGGCTTCATCTCGAAGCCAGTGGCCTCGGTGTACTGGCGGATGTTGATCGGGTTCGGTGCAGACCCCCACTGACCTGGTGCCGAGAGCTCTCCGTAGAACCCGGCGGGGGAGTAGAACGATCCGCCCGTGTAGACGTGGGACGCCACCAGGCCCATGATCCCGTCGCCGGCCGCAGGGCTTGACGGAGGCCTGATCTCGGCGAGGAGGAAGCTTCCGGAATCGTGGAGGAAGAACTGCACGATCGCGGTGGCTGATCCGTCGGGCAGCATCGACTGGACCGTAAGGCGCTCCTGGGATGTCCCGGACACGGAGGAGTAGCCGACGCTCGACGAAACGGTCTTCATCCTGATGATCTTCATCGTGGAGTCGATCAGCCACATCGTGGCGTTCGGCGCCAGGTTCAGGAAGTCCACGACCTGCAGCGGCTCGAACGAGAGGGTTCCTTCGAGCTCCGACAGGAGAACGTCCGCATCCGTAGACAGTGGGGGTGTGGTGTTGACGCCGTACGGTGCAATGACCTGGGTGGTCTCGAAGGAGTCGGAGATGTTGTTGTTGGCGTCCATCCACTTGAACGCCGTCAGCTTGTCGTTCAGGTTGTTGGGCGTCCACACAGTCCCGGACCATTTCTGTGCGGGATTGCGGACTGCAGACACGGTGCGGCCGTAACAGTGGGCACAGGTGAACAAGTGCTTGCGGGTGATGGCCAGGAACGCCATCGGGTAGCAGTTGTTGTAGACCCACTTGTTGGCGGGATCGTTCGGGTCGTTGTACTGGAAGTAGGAGGCGCTCAGGTTGATGTTGGAGGCGTATCGCTTCCGCAGAGAGATGCCCTGCAGTGACCGGCGGTAGCCGTACAGCGGTGATCCTGGGTTCCAGGCAATCGGGCTTTCGACCACGGTGGAGCCACCGCTGTGCACGATGGTCTCAGGCCCGTAGAGCCAGAGATCCTGGGAAGCCGCCGAGTATGGGTAGCCGATGAGAGCCATTAGCTCCAGGTTCCTCCGTCGATTCCCCCGGTCGCCAAAGCTTCCACGTTGGTCTCGAGGCTTTCGAGGAGCGCGAGGATCTGGGCCTGGGTGGTCTGGCTGGCCACGTCCTCGCAGTCGCAGGCCGCAGTGCCTCCGACTCCGCCGCCGATCGTGGGTGTGCTGGTGGCGGCAGCAGGTCCGACGTAGAAGGCCGGATGGGTGTCGATGGTCGGGCTGGCGAAGTACTTGCCGGTGCGGCCATTCATGTTGGCCAGCGTGTCGTGCGACGTTTTGATCGCCTGCTTGTACGCCAGCATCAACGACTGCATGTGGGCCTGGTTGATCTTGCGGCCCACGCCCGCGCGCATGGCCGCGCTGATTGAGACCGCGTCGATCATCGGTTCCAGCAGGAACGGAACCACCTCGTAGCTGTAGAGGCCAGCTGCGTTGAGGAACGCGATGTTGGGCGTCAGCACCTGCAGGGTGGAGTCGTGGTTGCGGATGGTGATTTCGTCGGTCACGTTGCCGAACACGCGGACGTAGCAACCCTGGTAGGAGTTCGGGCGCTTGTCGATGCTGCCGAGCGTCGGCGTCGTGTCCATCGTGAACGTGCCGTTCGAGTTCAGGGAACCCGTGAGCGTCGAACAGTAGTGGCACATCACGTCGCCGCTCGGCACGAACACCACCGTGAATGTCCGGGTCGAATCAATGGCCGGCTGGAACACGATGGCGTTGCCCTGGATGGACCAGTTCGGACCATGCAGGTTGAACTGGTTTCGGGGCCGGAGGTCCTCCACGAACAGACCGGTGACCGCTTCCACGACTCCGATGCGGATGACCTGCGCGACCGCTGGCGGGAGCCGGTAGTGCGTTGTTCCGGGGGTGACCGTGATGTCGAAGGACGAAAGGATCTGGGCTTCCGACATCTGCGAGACGCGCGACATCACGTCGGTCATCGCGCTCGGCAGGAAGAACCGCACCAGGTAGTTGTCGTCGTACTTGGCGTCGAGATCCGGATCGTCGAGGTAATGCCGGACCTTCTCGCAGTACGTCTTGATGATGGAGCCTGATGAGTGCATGGTTCAGCTCGTGGAGATGATCTTGCCGGAAGCGGCCCAGGTCAGCAGTTCGCGCATCTGGTCCAGCTCGGGTCCCTCGTCCGGTACATCCTCAAGACTCAGTTTGTCAGCGGCCTCGTCCAGTCCCCTGGTCCGAAGCACCTTCTCCATGTCATCCAGCATGGTCTTCCGATCCAGCAGCGCCGACTGCTTGTCACTGTACTTCTTAAGCCGGTTGCGCTTCATCTCGTCAATCATCTCCGCCTCCGGCTTGCAGCGCCACAGCAGCCACTCCATCTCCGGAAGATCCGGCGGGTTCTGTCCTGGAGGACCGGAGAAGATGCAGAGCTCAGTGGCCACCGCCATTCCCTGACCGAACACCTTCGGCTTGATCGACCACTGCGCCAGACCGAACTTCCCGGTCTTGCGGTGCCGGTACACGAACAGGTCGTCCATCCCTGTCTTCTGCTTCAGGGCCGACAGCCAGGGGCACGGGGGTACCAACTCGAACCGCTCGGCCGACATCTCGGTTCCGAACAGTAGAGCCGCCGAAATCTCAGCTTCCGACATCGACATGGTTCACTCCAAAGAATAGGGGCCACCCCATTTACGGGATGGCCCCATTGTACCGTCTGGCTCAGGATCAGGCGATGTTGCCGGAGGTCGGCATGTACACGCGATCCTCCGTGATGCCAACGAGCTTCATGCCGTTGACCTGATCGGGGACGAGCTGCATGCGGATGCGGCCCGGCATCTGGCTGGCCTGGGTCACCAGGTTGTCAGAGCCGCTGATGGCGAACATCGGCAGCTGGTTGGTGCTGGTGCCGGTGATGGCGCCCGCGACGAACTCGAACGGAACGTAGGCGTCCGCCTGGCTCATCTTGGACAGTCCAGCCGGGCTCGGCGGGATGTACTTCTTCCAGTTCTTGCCGCCCAGCTTGATGCCGTAGAGGGTGCCGCCCTCGACGTAGCGCGAGGTCGAACCCTTGTAGGTCTTGCCCTCGAAGCTGAAGCTGAAGCCGTCGGCCTGGCCCTCGTTGGTGATCGAGGCAGCGCGGTTGGTGCGGTCGATGCGGTACTGACCGATCTTCTGCGCCTCGTACGCCGTCCACACGCCCTCGCTGGCGATGAGCGTGTCGATGGTGTTGCCGTTCGGCTCGAACGCCGAGTGAACGCGCTGGAGGTAGCGCTTGAGGTTGTACTCCGTGAGCACGCCGGCCACGTCGTACTTGAAGCTCTTGAACTCCGGACGCTCGTTCACGTCGATGAAGTCGACCGAGTCAGCCTCTGCGCCCAGCAGCTTGGCTCCGTCCGTATTGGTCTCGTTGCCGTTCTTGAGCCAGCTGTTGATGCCGGCGATGCCCGAGAACGTGTTCGATCCGGCATTGCTGCCGTTGATCGTGGTGTTCGCGTACACGACCGCCATCGAGTCAAAGTCGGTCTCTGCCGTCCAGCTGGTCGGAACTGCGCCCGAGCCGACCGCCGCCGGCGAAGCAGACTTGTCGAAGAAATCGGTGTAGACATCGTTGGGGGTGACAAGGGTGACGCGGTTCTGCAGCGCATCCACGTTCTCCACGATCAGCTGACGACGGCTGGTGCGGGTCTGAGAACCGATGGTTCCGGTGGAATCATTGGAGCGGACGCCAGTCGCCGGAACGATGAGGTCCACGCGCTGGCCACGGGTGAACCGGTGGGTCTCGAAGTTCGCCGGATTGAAGCGGATCTTCCAGTGGGTCGCCACGTTTCCCGCACTCGCGACTCGGATCACTTCGGCGTTCGAGGTGGTGCAGAGCCGGTACGAGCTGTTCTGGCTCAGGTACCAGTAGTTGCAGAGGGTGTGCGCCATGTTGCGGGCGAACGCCGTCAGCTTCGGGGCGACGACCTGATCGATGAGCGCCGGGGTCGCGTCAGCCTGCTTCTCACCGAGGGTGATCATCAGGTTGGTGACGAGCGACTTCATCGGAATCGCAAGCCGGTACGCGGTGGCGTTCGGACCCTCGCGCGGGCTCGGGTACGCCTGGTTCGTGTTCTGGGTGTGCATCAGCTGGCCGAGCGAGGTCGTGGTGTCACCGTAGAGATCCTGCTCGCCGTATGGACGACCCGGATCGATGACGCCGGTCAGGCTGCCCATGAAGAGCTTGGTGATCTTGAGGTCACGTCCCATGTCGCCGGAGTTGCCGACGCCCTGGCTGGTGACGACGCTGTCACGCCAGACCGGGTCGAGGCCCGCAAGGAACACCTTGAGGGACTTGTTGAGGACTTCCTGAATGCGGTTGGACTGCCGGTCGAAGATCGAGCCGGTTGTTGCGAATGGCATGTGTGTTGCCCTTTATTTCAGATTGCGGATTCACCGGGAGACGACGCCAAGGCCCGCTTGATGGTGTCCGAGGCGAATGCCTTGACATCCGACTCAACGTCGGTCAAGGACATCCCAGCCTTGTACTCTGGAGCGGGGATTGGCTTGGAGCGCAGAATCTCCTGCGCGTCGAGTCCAGTGACCGTTTCCGACGACCGACCGAGCTTGTCGATGTCGCCGATTACCGACCGGAATGTGCCCACGACGGGCTCTACTGCCTTCTCGACCTCCTCGGACATCCATGAGTCCTCGAAGGTTCCCGCAGTGGCACGACGAGCCTGCATGCGCTCCAGAGCGCGCTGCTCGAGTTGTGCTCGAAGCGTCTGCTCTGCCTGCTTCACGCCTTCGTCGCCCCGAGTACTGCGGGCGCTCTCGATAAGCCTCTGGAAGTCCGCATTGCTTTTCAACGCGGTATCCAGTTGGCGGTTCAGGTTTTCGCGGAGCTCGCGCACCCGCATCTTGTGGAGCTCAGCCCGCTGGGCCTCGAGCTCCTGCCGAAGGATCTGTTCACGTTCTGCGGTCATGGTGTCCTCTTGTTCACCCCCACTGGAATCTTCGATGTCGTCGTTCTCGTCCGGCAGGTCGGGAAGCTCGATCTCCTCGACTTCCTCCGGTTCCGGTTTCGGGGTGGGTGCCTGGCGGGTGGCCTCCAGGTACTTGCCGATCTGTTCGTCTTCGTAGCCCAGGTTCTCGAGCACGTTGCGGATTGCGTTCTCGCGGCGGTCCTGGGTGATGCCCGCCTGGAACAAGACGCCGACCTCCTGCAGATCCTTCTGCAGGGTGTCGTTGATCTCGACGGCCTCCTGCAGGTCCTTCCGGTTCTGCATGAGATCCGCCAGCGTGACCTCGGTTCCGTCTTCGAGCGTGATCTTCGTCGTGGGGTCCATTTACATCCCTTGCATCTGTGGGCCAGGAGCCTGCTGCTGCATCCCCTGGAGCTGGGCCATCTGCTGATCCAGCCGCCCCAGCATAGCCATATCGTCTGGATTGGGAAGGGCGTTCGGAAGTACCAAGCCCATAAAGCTCATCAGCGTCTTGTGGTACTCGATGAAGGCGTTCTGCACCTCGGCCGATGCAACCGCCATCGTCGGTCCCGCCATGAAGGAGTTGAGCACCCGGATCTGCATCTCGGGCTTCGTGGTCTGCGGCGTCAGCACCACCTGCCCCGGGCTCTTGCCGTCACCGTACAGGAGCAGGCAGTTCCGCACAACCGACTCGTAGGCCGACTGGTGCTCGTCGGTCCACATCGCGAAGTCCAGGCCCTCCTTCAGCGCAAAGAGCATGAAGGTGTCCGGGTCGATCTGGAACTGCTGCTGGAGCTGGAGGGCCTCCTGCTTGCGGGCCACCTTGCTCCGGGGGTTGATGTCCTTGATCTTGAACGACAGCTGCCCGAGCGACGGCAGCGGATTCTGCTCGAAGCTGACGGCCATGGTCTCGGGGTCAACCACGACGCCCGCGAGGTCCAGGGTCAGCTGGTCCACCGTGAACGTCTTCGGGCTGAACACAACCTCGCGCACCGTGCCGGCCAGCACCGCCCGGTAGCAATCGCCCCACGCCTGCTGCACACCGGCAGTGGGGGTGTTCATGGCGCGGTTCACCTGCTCGTCCAGGAACTGCAGGCCCGTGGCGGAGTCGACGCGGCCCTTCTCCGCGATCAGATCGCGGATCGGGTTGAGGCGGTCGATCTGCTGGACCGCGAATGCGCTGATCTTGCCGGGCACGTCGCCGGAGTTGAACGGCGTGATGTTGAAGGGACGGAAGCCCTCGCTGATCGGATCCGGTTCCCACGGGAACACCCGGAGCCCCTTGCCCACGTCGCGCAGCATCGTGTTCGCGTTGAACGAGCCGTGCGGCAGCACGAGGACGCCGTAACGGTCGATGTCGTGCACGTTCTTGAAGAGCTGCTTCTGAAGCTTCTCGGCTTCGCGGCACAGCGGGAACAGCAGGTCGAAGACACCGGCGCCGTGGAACGTGCCGTTCTCCATGAACCTGGCGAACCCAATCGGGCAGTAGACCTCCCGGCCCTCCAGGTCCTCGTCGTGGATCACGTACTCGCCGCTCGTCACGACGTAGCGGGTCACGGTGTCGCGGGGTCCCTTGAGCCAGAGCTCGCGGACCTTGACGACCTCGATCGCGTCGTACTTCGGATCCGAGCCCACGACCTTGCTGTCGGAGTACTCCACGTTGGAACCCATGGTGTACTCGTTGGCGGTCTGCTGCTCGAAGGTCTCGCCCGGCTTGATCGTGAAGTACTCCAGGCGGTCCTTGTTGCGGGTCACCTTCGGGCCGAACACGTCCTTCAGGTACTCCATGGAGACCATGCGCTGGCGCAGGAGGCCGCGCTGCTTCGTGTAGTCCTGGGTCAGGCTCGGGAACGGGAACAACTCCATCGGGTGCACGACCTCAAGGTCGGCGGTCATGCCTACCGTGGGGTGGTTGACCATGTGGCCGGTGATGCCGCAGGAGCCCAGGAGCGCGAAGATGTGATTGAACTGCGGGACCACGCGCTGGAGCTGGTGCTCCGAGACCACCTGGTCCAGCATGATCTGCGCGATCGACCGCTGGCGGATCGAGCTCAGCGAGGACCCGACGCGCTGCACCAGCGGCCTGTAGTCCAGCGAAGACAGGCGGCCGGAGATCTTGTCGACCGCGCTCAGGAGCTCCGAGGACTGGAACTCCATCTTCTCCTCGTCGTCGAGGTACGAGTAGCGGACGGTGCCGCTGACCGGATCGAAGACATCAAACTGACGGGCCCCCATCATGTAGTACAGGGCCACCAGCCACGTCGCCCGGCGGTACGACAGGCGGTTCTGCTCCCGTTCGCAGTGCTCGTCGATGATCCGAGCCAGCATCATCGGGTCTTTGGTCAGCTTGATCGGGTCGGTTGACATGTTTTACCTGGGCCTTCTTGGCCGCATATCCACCAGGGATCATGCGGACGGATTCCTTGACGGGAACATACTGCACGACGGTATCACGGGCCGGCGTGTCCACCCCCACTGAATCGAGTGGGCGGACCTGGACGGAGGGATGCCGGGGACCGTTGCCGTAGTAGGAGAGGCAGAGGATCCCTAACCAAGAATCGGAGATTGTGACGGTCTGACCCACCCCGCGATCCAACGGCGGTTCCTTCTCGACGGAAGCGCCGAAGTACCAGCGGGCCATCGCGTCGAACAGGGACTGGGAGACCGTGTTCTCAGATCTTGTTTGTCTTTGTGGTTGTTGGGTGTGGGGTTCGTGCATCCAAGATCTCGTGGATCTGCTGGGCGGTCAGGCTGTCGATATTGAGGCCTTCGCCGATGTGCCGGCCGTTGTCGAAGAAGTCGCCGTCCCGCAGGCGCTCGAACAGGCTCTTGTCGGCTGCGGCTCCTGGGGGCTTGGCCAGACGGCCCCGCAGGACGAACTGGGACATGGCGACGGCGTCGATGCAGTCGTCCTTCTCAAGGCCGCCGTCCTGGGCCTCGGGGTTGAACGACTCCACCTGGTCGAAGAGGTGGCGCCACGGCAGCTGGGACCGGCGCCAAAGGGGCAACTTGATCTTGCCGTGCTCGAACCGGAACTGGAGGCCGGCGATCTTGTCCTGCTTCTCCGCCATGCCGGGGTTCAGCTTGACGATCTTGGGCAGGTGGGCCACGCCGGCCATGTCGTTGGCGCGGGTGGAGACGATGGACTGGAGCGCGTTGTAGAGCGAGACGCCCTGGCGGATGGCCTCGGGGTGTACAGTGGGGCAGCGCCAGCGGTCAGCCATCTCGAAGGTGGCCCGGACCAGCTCAGACTCCTGGCCCTGGCGGGCCCAGAGGTCGAGGACGAACAGGTCGTTCTGCGGGGTGACGGCCATCAGGCACACGACCTTGAAGTCGGAGTCGCTGCCGGACGTGTGCGAGGTGTCCGAGGTCATGAAGGTGCGGCAGTAGGACCTAAGGAAGTCCTGGATCGGCATCCTCCGAAGCTCGTGGTTCTCGCCGTTCCGCTCGTACCAGCAGATGTGCGTAGTGGAGGACAGCGGCTGATCGAGATGGTCGTCGATCTCCTCGTACCACCAGCCGTGCTTCTGCTGGTCGAGTTCGCCGAAGAACGAGTCGGTGCCGTCGCCGGGGGACGCCATGTACTCGGA